TCAGTCCTATGGTGGACAACCTGCTCTTAGATTGCAAAAGCTTAAAGTTCAGCAAATGGCTTCTAAACTTAAGAAAGAAATTCCTGCTAATGTTAGGATTCAAAATCAAGCCGGAGCGGGAGTTACCGTGTCTAGTCAGTACAATGGTGTTGCCAAGAATATGGTTCATTTCTCTATTTTTAAGAAAGGAGAAACCAAAAGTGCTGGTAGACTTCATGCTATGTTCTTACGTAGAAGGATATTACTTCTACCGACTCATACACTTATGTATGCTGGACCTGATCATAGAGATGTCCAAATTTTTTATCCCACCCGAACTGAAAACAATCTTTTGGTGATTGAAAATTTTTTTATATTTGATAAGGATGTTTGGGTGCCGCGATTTGAGTGCTATCTTTTGAATGGTGACCTTATGGTTATCAATTTGGAGGAAATCACTCATATCCCTTTGGCAAGAGATATGACTAATAAGTTTATTCCTGAATCCAATCTTGCTCAAATTTCAAATGGACTTTCTTCGCTTACAACATTTAAGTATGCAAATTCAGTTCTTTCTACGAACACTGTTCAAGCTCCTGCTAAAATTAAAATGGATCTTGTTGTTCCAGATGACGAAAATACCTTTGGGTATACGCTTCGTAATTATGTTTCATTCAAATATGCTACGGAATCTGGAAATTGTGGTTGTCCTTATTATACCAATGATCCTCATTGCGCACCTGGTTTTTTGTATGCAATTCATATTGCGTATGACAATGTGCGATGTGAAGCTGTAGGGCAAATTTTGACCAAAGAAATGGTTCAAGAAATTCTTCAAGTTTGGCCTGCTGTTACACCACAAGCTGAAGAAGATGTTGAGATTCCTCAGATGGAATCACAACCGCCACCCGTTAAGACCTCGGAGTGGGAGGAACTTTATGCTGCTTTAGACATCAGAGAAATTTCAGATGTTAGTATTCATCAGCCCACAAAGTCTATGTTTTGTAGAACCCCATGGTCTGGACTACTCATTCAGAACAATAGAGTCCCCACTCGTCAGACTCCTTTTATCAATAGTAAAGGTGTTAGAATAAACCCTACACTCAAAGCTATGAAAGATTATACGATCAAACAAAAGGATTTTACTGCTGAACAGTGGGATATATTTGCTACATGTGGAGAAGTCTTATCTGGTGAATTTCCTCCGTGTCAAAATATTGAACCATTAACTTGGGGAGAAGTTGTTAACGGAAGAGTCAGTGCACTTGGAGTCACTCCCAAAGTTGATATGAAGAAGAGTGGAACCTGGCGAGCCTATGTCGAGTTTGGAAAAGCAACAGACAAAGGTGAATTTTTTGAATGCGTTAAACACAGAACGAAGAGATGCAATGAATGTTCTATATCTGGTGAACCTTTTATGCCAGATAGTTTTCTTCAACACGATCTTAATGAATTGGAGTATGTTCTTGAATATAAGAAGATCAATTTGCCTTTTGTCACTTTTTTCAAAGATGAAGTGAAAGATGAAGCAAAAGTTGACCAAGGTATTATTCGTGCTTTTGATGGATCCCCACTTGAATTGTTTTTACTTATGAAACGATGGTTTGGTTCCTTTAGGGAACAAATCGTTTCTGATCCAGTAGCATTTCATATGTCAACTGGAGTTAATCCACATTCAACGCAGTGGAAGACCTTATACGATGATTTGAATCGTTTTGATCATGCTTTCGATGGTGACTATAAGAAATATGATAAGCATATCATGTTCGAAGTAGCCATTTGTGCCGAAAGTGTTATACTTGGTTGGTATGACAGAAAAGCTAGACAATTGAAGAACCAAAATGAGAAGACTATGCGATATCATAAGATTAGAGCAAATTTACTCAACTCTATAATTATAGTACTTCATCATTTTAGGAATATTGTTTTTCAAACAGTGGGACCAAATCCTTCTGGACAATATATGACAGATGTTTGGAATAATATTGTCAACATGCTTTTACACATGTATTGCTATTGTAAATTCGTTATGCAAGCACAGCAAACAGAATTTACCAACGAAATAGCAATGTCTTTCTTTCGACTTAATGCTATCAATTGTGGCGGAGATGATCATGTTCTTACAAACAACGTTCCTGGCTATAATTTTGAATTTATGAAGGAAGCTATGGCAGAAGTTGGACAAGTTTATACTCCTGCTGATAAATCAGAGTATTTTTTGTGTGATTTCAAAAGATTGTCCGAAGTTACTTATCTCAAGAGACGTTTTGAAGAGCATAATGGACTCATTTTTGCTCCGTTGGAAATTAATGTTGTTCTCAACATTATGAACTGGAAGACACGCAAAATTCCAGATGTTCAAGCCTTCAAAGATACTGCTCTGTCAGTTATAATTGAAATGTTTCATTATGGACGTCTTGATTATGATAGATTTTGTAGCATATTAAATGAGGAATTCAATAATCGTTTTGGTTCTCGTCTTGATTTTGCTACTTATAATGAGATGATGGATAAATTTGTTGAAGGAAAAATCAGATTTGTCAATCAAGGAAAGGATTGGGCTGCTAATATGCTTAGAAGTCATACTGAAAAGAGAAGACAGCTCAATATCAAGAAATTTGATCACAATACTGCTCGTGCTCAAGCTATTGCTTTAGCAGAAAGAAATGCTAGAGAAAAAGAAGAAAGGCAAAAAACAGAAGCAGCGCAAGCTCAAATGCGCGCTCTCGTTGCTCAAGATAGACAGAAAGAGCTCGAAGAAAAACGTCGAGCTAAACGTGACGCTGAAATTGCTTTGGCTGCTAAAAGAGCCAAAAGAGATCAATTTAAAGACGCCAAACGAGAGAAGAAAATGGAAAAACTCAAAAATAGAGCACTCGCAAGAGGTCAGACTCCTGTACTTCCCAGAAAGGAAGAAGAGATCAAGCCTCTTGGAATGGAGGAAAATTTTATTGCCACAATGCCTACAATTACCTCACTTCTACCACCCCCAACACCCGTTGTTCCCACAAGAAAGGAAGATAAGACTCCTAAAATTCTTAGAGAAGCTCCGAAAAGAGCAGCACCTGCACCCGCCGAAATAAATAAGGTTGCAGTCACTGCTCCAAAAGGAAATGGAAATTATCCCAAAGT